AGTACAGAGGGTGTCGTAGGTGCAAGTAGAAGAATACTCGCGTATGATGTATCATCTCATGCTAATATATTAGAAGCTACAGTTAAAGGATTATTCGGTTCAAAACAAACTACTGTAGATAACACATTTCAATTCTTTACAGAAAAATCATATAGTTTTCTAGAAAAGTTTTATGGTGGACAATCTCAAGCTATTGAAGAACATCCTTTTGTTCGAACTGCAAACGAGACATTACATATAGGTGAGTCTGCATCAGAAGGTGATGTAGCTATTTCAGGGTCTAAAGAAGGTAAATCAATAAGTTCTTATCATGATGCTCATGTAATGTTAGTTAGTGATTCTTCTTTTGTTAATGATGAAAACAATAATATTCATCAAGCGAATCATGAGATACATTTAGGTTCAGCACAATTCAGAACAGCAGCAAGAGAACTATTAAATTATCATACAGTTGATATGGTATTATCAGCAAGAACTGATATTTCAGTTGGTCAACTTATTAATACAAGTGTGACAGCACTTAGACCAGGTGAAGAAGAAGTAGAACCTAAATTCTATAATGGTAAACATTTAATAACTAATTTACAATGGGTTTTAAGACCTGAAGGTTGTACATTAAATGTCAAATGTATTAAAGATTCTGTTATTAATAATATTGAAACAACAGCGATTGAGTATGGAGCTAGTGAGTAATGAAATATCAAGGTAAAATAGGATTTATTTGGTTTACTGGTGTCGTTGAAGACAGAAACGATCCTCTATATCAAAACAGAGTTCGTGTAAGAATACACGGTTCACATACTTGGGATAAACAAAAGATTGCTACACCTGATCTTCCTTGGTCTCATGTAATGATGCCAACAACATCACCATCTTTGTCAGGATTAGGAACAACAACTCATGGTCTAGTTGAGGGTTCTACTATCATGGGATTTTATCGTGACTCAGAAGAAATGCAAGATCCTGTAGTGATTGGTTCTTTTACTGGTACACCACAGTCATTTTATCGAGTAGATGAAAAAATAGATGATAAAGGTAATCGAACATTTACTCAAGTTCAAAGAACAACCGAAGAAGGATTTAATGATCCTCGTTTAGATAGTAAAGGATCATATGAAGGTAAACCTGATGGGAAAAATCCAAAACATAATAGTAGTAGAACTTATGGGTTATCTTTAGCGTTAGATAAATCTCCAAGACGAGATGGTTTTACAACAGGAGAACTCTATCCCAAAACAGAATACATAGGTACTTCTGATGTTAATGTTCTAGCGAGAGACTATGATGATAAAACATATCCTGTTATTGAGATAGAAGAAGGCGAACCAAAACGAGATTATGTCGAACCAGTATATCCATTTAATCATGTACATGAAACAGAATCTGGTCATGTATTAGAATTAGATGACACACCAGACAAAGAAAGAATACATTTATATCATAGAAAGGGTACAAGAGTAGAGGTAGATAAAGACGGAAACTATATAGAGAAAGTAGTTAAAGATAAGTACTCAGTTATATTGGGTGATGATACTGTTACTATAAGTGGTAAAGTGACAGTCAATATTACAGGTGATGCCGATATATCAGTTGGAGGTAAAACTAATATAACTTCTGTAGATGATATTACTATGATAGCACCGAAGATTAAACTGAACGGATAATGAGTACAGCAACATTTAAAGTTAATCCTATAACTGTACCACCACTTGAGTGTCCGAAAGTTATACTTCCGACTAAAGCTGATCTAGTTAATATGTTTAGTCAGTTAGCTAATTTACCAGCTCAACTGATAGCAGCTGGTCAAGAAGAAGTAGCTAAACAGATACAAGATATATTAGATGAAGTTAGAAGTCTTCTATCAATCTATGACCCTAAGTTTGAAGGATTATCAATTCCTGAAATAGAATGGGAAATAATGATCACTAGATTAGTTCAAGATTATCCTATGTATGTTCAACAAAAGATATTGGAATTGATTAGTAAACTAGTACCGATAGATTTTGTAATACCTGTTCTAGGTTTGAAGATTGATATATTGAAAATATTCACACCTGAAGGTGTAGAAGATATTAAGAAACAATTAACAGGTATGACAGAAGATATGAATAATAAGATTCAAGCTTTAAAAGATGATTTGACATTATCGCCAGGTGATCTTCAAAAAGAATTACAGAAATTAGCTGAACTAAGAGCTGAGATAACTGATAAGTTTTGGGCTATGTTACCTGAGTCTTATAAACTATTTGGAGGAGATTTCGGATTATCATCAATAGAACTGAAAGTAGAAACTATTTGGTCATACATTCGTAGTAAACTAAATGGTGGTATGACAGGGTTGTTAGCTGATGCATTTAAAGCTTTGATTAAGTTGTTTAAAATACCATGGGACTTATTAGGATTACCAGATATTCCACTTCCATTACCAGACTTAAATGTTGAATCTATATTACAGGCTATCATTGATGCTTGGAAAAAGAAAGTTGAACAAGGTAAAGCTACATATGCTGATCTAATAGAAGAATTAGAATCAGTCAAGTTAGCTGGATTCGATTTATTATCATTGATCGGTGGAAAAATTGAAGAATCAATAGAGACAGCTGAAAGAAAAATAGAGAGATTAATGGAAGCCGCTAGAGACTTCGGAGCTAATTGGCCAAGATATTTGTTAGTGAAATGGATGGAAATAGTTACAAAGTTTTTTGAAACAATAGGATTGGGTGCTTTAGTAGAATGGATTACATTTACATTTTGTGACTTTTTGAATATATTAGGTTTTCCCAAGACAATCGATTTAAGTTTTTCAGAAGATATAACAGAAGGTAAGGCAAGTACAGCTGTACTTCCGACATAAATAACTATATGGCACAGTTTAATAGTAAAAATCAAAGTTCAAGAGTAGCTCGTAGATGGTTTACAGATATTGATACAAATATGACACTACACCCACAAAGTGGTGATCTAACTTTGAAATATGATATCAATTCGATTAAAAGATCAATAAGAAATTTATTGTCTACTAATTTATATGAACGACCTTTCAAACCTAGTTTAGGTGTTGACTTACGAGGTATGTTATTTGAATTGTCTACAACTGATTCTGATATATTAGAGAATGATATAAAGGCAGTTATAAATAAATTTGAACCACGAGCTAGTATTACTGATGTCGTAACATTTTTAGAAGGTAATAGTTTAGATGTATCAATGTTTCTTATTATTCAAAATGACCCTATGCCTCATGAGATAAATATAACTTTACAGAGAACACGATAATGGCAACAATAAACAGTTCAAACATTAATATAACAGATTTAGATTTTGAAGATGTATCAAAAAGTCTTAAAGAATACTTAAAAGGACAATCAACTTTAAAAGACTATGATTTCGAAGGATCAAACTTAGCTGTATTAGTAGATTTACTTGCATACTCAGCACATACCTCAGCTTTCAATGCTAACATGGTAGCTTCAGAGATGTTCTTAGACACAGCACAGATAAGAAAGAATGTTGTGTCAAGAGCTAAAGAATTAGGTTACACACCAAGTTCTAGAACAGCATCAAAAGCTTCTTTTGATTTGACAGTAACAAGTCCTAAAATAAGTGGACAGACACCTTCTAGTTTAACAATCAATAGAGGACATGAATTCACAACTGTATTTGACGGTACATCATATACATTTATAGCGTTAGACAATCAAACAATTACACCTTCTGCAGGAACTTTTACATTTAAAGATTTAGATGTATATCAAGGCAAATTAACTACTGATATGTACAGATATGATAACCAAATATCTAATCAAAGATTTCCTTGTTTAAATCCTAATATAGATACATCAACAATTAAAATTAATATAACTTCAAACAATACAGTTACAGCATGGAGTAAAGCAGGTGATCTAACAGGTATCAATTCTAATTCAACAGTTTTTTATCTTCAAGAAAATGACGAAGGATTATTTGAAGTATACTTTGGAGATGGTATTATAGGTGCTGCACCGAAAGATGGTGATCAAATATCTATTTCTTACTTAGTTACTGATAACAATCATGCTAACGGTGCTAGTGTATTCAGTATGGCTTCTTCTATTAGTGGTAACTCAGATGTTTCTTTCACTAATACAATAAGTTCATCTGGTGGTAAAGATATTGAAACACCAGATCAAATTAGATTCTCAGCTTCTAAGTTCTATACTTCTCAAAACAGATTAGTTACAGTTCAAGATTACAAAGCTAAATTACAAGAACTCTATCCAGGAGCTGACTCAATAGCAGTATGGGGAGGTGAAGATGCTGACCCTATACAATATGGAAAAGTATTTGTTGCTTTGAAACCTTCTCAGTTTTCAAACAATTTAACAACAGCTGAAAAGACAACTTTAAAAAATGATTTATCTAAACTTAGTGTATTGACAGTTAGACCCGAAATTGTAGACGCTGAAATATTACAAATTCTTATAGATACTAAATTTAAATATGATCCGTCAAAAACATCTCAAACAAAATCAGCTTTAGAGACATTAGTAAGAGCATCTATTATATCTTATGATGATAATCAACTTTCAGGATTTGATACATTGTTCAGACATTCACAATTAACATCACAAATTGATTCCTCAGAATCATCTATTCTTTCAAATATTACAAATATTAAGTTAAGAAAAAATTATGTAACAGTAGTAGACGGAACAGCGTCATCTTTCAAATTAAACTTTGGTAATGCTTTATATAATCCTCACTCAGGACATAACAGTATGGGTGGTGGTGTATTGACTACAACAGGATTCTTTATTTCTGGAGACACTAATAATTATTTCTTTGATGACGATGGTCAAGGTAATGTTAGAAGATATTACTTAGACGGATCAACAAGAGTATACTCGGACGACACAGCGGGTACTATAACATATTCAACAGGTATAATCAGTATTAATTCGTTGACATACAGTTCAACATCTAATACAGATTCATCTATAGATTTCACAATTATTCCTAGTTCAAATGATGTAATATCAACTAGAAATCAGTTGTTGGATATCACAGCTTCTGAAATCTCAGTATCAGGTACTGCAGATACAGTAGCGAGTGGTGAAACGAGTGCTGGAGTGGGTTATACGACCTCATCTAGTTACTCCTCATAATGATTCATGTGTATGCATGAAGTAAAATTCCCTAGTGATAGGGTTCAAATAATGCTAATAATAGGAGAAACTTAAAATGGCAGATAAAAAAATAACGGCGCTTACCGATTTAAGCACAAGCGTAGCGGGTGAAGACCTGTTGCATGTAATTGATGATCCTTCTGGAACACCAGTAAACAAAAAGTTGACAGTAGCTAATTTACTTAACTACCTTCCAACTTTCTTAGCGTTCGCACAAGCAGAACAATCACTAACAGGAGCTGGTGCAGCTAATGTTACATCTGCAGTCACAGCGTTCACTACAAATACTGATAACTCAGGTAACAACGCTGTTACTTTAGCAGCAGGAACTTCTGGACAGGTTAAAATTCTTTACACTAAAGTAGAGACTTCAAGTGGTCAGACTACAGTTGTTACACCAGCAGCTTTTGCTAATGGTACAACAATCACTTTTGATGCAGTAGGTGATTCAGCTATACTTTACTATAACGGATCCACATGGGTTTGTTTAGCACAACAAGGCTGTGCGATTGCATAATTAATATACTATGCCTATCTTTCACGACAGAATAGCCGATCAAGTCGAGGAACTTCTTCCTGAGTTTTATCAGAAAGATGGACCTCGGTTTGTCTCTTTTATCAAAAGTTATTTTGAATTTTTAGAGAAAGGTCAACTTGTCTATAAAGAAGCGGCAGATATAGATTACATTGGTTTAGAAGACGGGACAACAGCAGGAGAATCTTTTAACTCTGCAGGTGAAAGAGGTAATCTTTTGCAAGAGTCTGGGACTTATGCTCCGTCTTCTGTAACCTCTGCTAAGTTTAATTATGAAATAGACATTGATTCAGGTGGTGTACAACAGACATCTTTTGAGAAAGATGAATTCGTAGTAGGTTCTACTACAGGAGCCATAGGACGAGTTGATGTTATAGGTAATAGTTCAAACCTTTATATTGAACAATTTTCAGAAGCACAGTTTGATATTAATGAAACTATTGTCGGTAAAACTTCTGGAATGACTGCCAAAGTGGCATCGTTTACAGCTAGTCCTTTACAAGCTGCA